GAGCTAACAATGAAAGAAGCAGATGAATTAGCAAGAATACTTGTAGAAATTATAACTGATTTCATTCAAGAGAATGAAATTGATAGCAGAAATATAGATACAATTGTAGACTCTGCGATGGACAAAGCTTATTTCAAAATAACAAAAGGAGGAAACAATGGAAAAGAGGAACATTTACAAGGAACTCTCTTCACCGCTACCGAAAGAAGCTAAACAGGTAGCATTGAATAAGGAAACCCACAAAGGTTATGATACCATTGGACAGGGTTATCAATATTGTGTTGATAGGTTCAATGAAGTATTAGGACTTACTGGTTGGACTTGGGGCTATAATGTAATAGCTGAAGATATCGAAAAATACAGTAATGGCAAACCTAAATATATATACACTGTTGAAGTATATATAACAATAAAAGCAAATCCTGAATTAGGATTAACAGAAGAAACCAGAAAATGTATTGGTGGCCACGATTCCATAACCAAAGCAGATGCACTGAAAGGTGCAATAACAAACGGTTTCAAAAAGACAGCATCGTTTTTTGGGGTTGGTAGGGAAGCTTACGCTGGAGAGTTAGACGACGATTTCAAACCTAATCCATATAGAGATGATGACAAATATATTAACAAAAACAATGGCAAAATCGAAATGCCAAAACCCAAAAACGAAACAAAGAACGAAACAAAAAACGAAACGAAAAACGAAATTCCAAATGAAACTAATATTCAAATCGAAACACCATCCGAACAAATCCATAATAACAAGATAAATAAAGAAAATCTTGACAGGATAATAAAAGCAAAGAAATTATTAGGTGAGGATTTTAATATAGTTTTAAAAACTTTTAATTGTCAAGATATTTCTGATATTCCTAACAATCAAACCGCAATAAATATTATAACTAAAGCAAGAGAATTATACTCGGAGAGGCAATGATAGAATATGATGAACAAAAACACTGGTATTATTTAGATGGGAAACGAATCCCATCGGTTACGCAAATTCTTTCGTTTCTGAATGATTATTCTTTTGTTAATCAAGAAAGAATTGAATACTCACGGAATTTTGGGACTGGGGTTCATTTAGCTTGTGAACTAATTGATACAGACAATCTTGCTGAATTGCCAGAAATATATAACCCTTATGTTAATAGCTGGAATAAATTTGTTGAGGATTTCAAACCTAACATTATCGAAGTAGAAAAACTTGTTTATTCTGAAAAATATCGTTTTGCTGGGAAAGCTGATAGAATAATGAAAATTGGTAATAAATTAATTGTTGCTGATATAAAATCAGGTGCAAAAAATCCAGTACACGCATTACAATTAGCAGGTTATGAAATTGCACTAAAAGAAATGGGTTATAAAATAAATTCACGTATGGCGATATACCTAAAAGAGAATAATTATTATTTACAGGAGTTCCGTGATATTTATGATACTACAATTTTTTTGAGTGCACTTAATATTTACAATTGGAAAATTAATAATAATATAAGGAGTAAAAGCGATGACTGAAAATATTTTAGATTGGGCTCTCTATGAGAACGAATATTTAACAAACGAAAATATTTTTCTAAAAGATGAGGTTGAAAATTTAAGGTTTAACCTTAATAATTTAACCGAAAAATATAATAAACTTAAAAAAGAAAAAGAAAATTTAGAAAAACTTTTAAATAATTTAGGAGGTAAAAATGTTTGAAAATTTTAATCCAAACGATGAACAATTAATTGCTTTTCAGAAGAGAGCAGAAGTTTATTATAACAAAGCAAGTTTATTTGTTATAGTTGATAATGATAGTTATTTAGCAAGTGCTGAAGATTTAAAACAAATCAAAGCACAAATAAAAGCAATAGAAGACTATCGAAAATCTATTACAGACCCAATAAACGAACAAATAAAAAGGATAAAAGCTTTTTTTGATGTTCCAATAAACAAATTAAAAGAAGCAGAAGAAGTAATAAAGGGTGCGATATTGAAATATCAAAAAGAGCAGGAAAGAATAAGACTTGAAGAGCAAGCAAGATTAAGAGAAGAGGCTGAAAAACGCAGATTAGAACTTGAGCAAAAAGCCAAGAAATTAGAGGAACAAGGAAAAACAGAAAAAGCTGAAGAAGTAAAGCAACAAGCTGAAACAATAATTACCCCAATTCTTGCAAATGATACAGTGAAAGTTGCTGGCATTTCAAAAATGAAAGTCTGGAAATATAGAATAACTAATGAAAGTTTAATTCCACGTGAATATTTAATTCCTAATGAAAAAATGTTGACACAAATTGCAAAGTCAACTAAAGGAGCTTTAAAAATTCCAGGGGTAGAATTTTATTGTGAGGAAACAATAGCTGCAAAATCTTTATGAGGTTCTTTATGTTCACAAGAATAAAAAATATTAATCTTGAGATATTACAAAATCTTTTTGATAAGATTTATATAAAAGAGAAAAAAAATGGAAAACATAAAAGAAATTGTAAAGATAAAGAGTAAAAAAATGGCTCCGTTAGTGATTGATTTTTTAATTTCGGTTGCTAACGGTAGCTATAAAATTAATCTTGACAATGTAAAAAAGAAACATCCTAAATTCAATTTTCATAAATCATGTTTATTTTATGGGTTAGATTTGAAAAAGTCTAACCCGATATTACTTAATTCTGGCGATAGGGTGTTACGTTACCTTGTTGAATATGGATTAGTGAAAGTTGAATGCGTGTTACAATCTGAAGGAATATATAAATTATATTCTGACATTTTTGAATTACAGAAAGCGAAAAACATAGTAAATATTGGCTTTTTTGAGCGTGAAATTAATTTGCAATTAAGTTTATTCCAAAAAAATTGAGGTATAAAATGAGAATATCATATAAAAAAATCGGTGAATATTATCGTATTGAAGTAAAGTGCAATAAATGCACATCCCTTTTTGTTTCTTATTCTAAAGAAAAACCAAAATATGAAGAAATCCATAAATGTTTTTGTTGGAGGGCGAAATGAATTTTATCACTCTTGAGCTTGATATAACAGAAGACCCAAAAATAAAACTTCTTATGGAAAAATATAAGAATGCTTTAATAGTTTGGATTTATTTATTAATCAAATTTGGGAAAGAAGAGGAAAAGGGTTTTATGATTTTTTTAAATAAGAATTGGTATAAAGATTTTGCTGATGAGATAAAAACATCTAAAACGCAAGTAAAAGAAATAATAAAAGAAATGGCAAATATTGGTTTAATAAATTCAAACTTATTTTTTGAGGATATTTTATTTTCTGAAAATTTTTTTAAAAAGCATTATAGATATTTTTTAAGAAACAAAAAAGATTTGAACACCATAAAAGAAAAAATATTAAGAAATTTAGAATTTTTATTTAACTCACGTAAACCGAATGAAATGCACATAATGGAATTCGAGGAATTAAAAAATTATTTTTTGAATCTTTTTATACAAAAAAATAATAATCTGGATAATGAAATAACGCAAGAAAAAATTCAGAATGCGAAAGCCTTATCTGGTTTTGTACAAGAGAATCAATTAAATAATCAGAATGAAAATACAAATAACAATAAAAATAAAGTAAAAATACAATTTAATCACGATAGTTTTGAATATATGGCATCAATTTATTTAACTAATTTATTAGAGATTAAAGACCCTAATAATAAAACATTAAATAAACAAGATGGAGCAAGAATGTTTTTTAGCCTAACAAAAAAATATTCTCAAGAAGAAATTTTACGAGCTTTAAAATATTTTGGTGATGAATTGAATAAAAATTATCATAATAATTTAATTGACCGTATTTATTCTTATTGGACATTTCGGCAAAATATTAAAGGTTTAATTTCATTAAGTAAGACTACAAAAATTAATGATTATTATTCAAGAGCTGAAAAAATTGTGGAGATATAATTATGAAAATTTTTATAAAATTTTATCAAAATTTATCAAAAATTTATTCAAAAATTATCAAAATTTTTTCAAAATTTGAAAAAAAATTAACAAAAAAATTCAAAGTCGTGAAAAAATTTGTTCAAAATTTGTTCAAAATTTGTTCAAAATTTGTTCAAATTCGAAATGCTAAATATCATATAAATAATATTTTAACTAAAAAAAACCGCGCGGCGACCGCGCGGCGACCGCGCGGCGACCGCACGGCGACCGAACCCTACATATACATATACAAGTACATATACAATAACAATAACATAATTAATATTATTCCTGAAGGAATAATAGAATTTCCTTCAGAAATTCAAACCCACCATTTTTTAATAAAATTAGGAGAATTAAAATGGAATTATTAATAACACAAAAAAATAATGATAATTTACAGACCTATTATGAATATATAGGAGATAAAAAACTTTCAGAAATACCAAAAGAAAAAAAAGCTAAAGAAATTTCAGAAATTATTAAAATGTTAGAATTAAATTATGGTAAAAATTTGGAAGATGAAAAAATAAAATTATATTTACGCTTAATGGAAGAAGATGGTTATACACTACAACGCATAAAAGATTGCTTTAAAAATTTAATTCGATATTTTCGTTTCCCAAATTTTACTTATGCAGATTTAACCAATCCGACTTATAACAAAAAACTTTACACTCGACAAGACATTATTGCATCAGGGCGTTCTTTCAGCGAATTCATTTATTTTGAGACACCAGACAAACGCAGGTTCTACTGGGATACAAAATATGGTGCATTACCCAAAATGTTCAAAGAAATAAAATATAAGAATCCTGTTATTGTTTATATAGTTGACCCAGAGAACCCACGACATCTTGCAACTTGGGATATAGCAAATAATCCTAATTGCCCTTACAACTACATTACAGCAGAAGAATTATCTGAACTGACACCGAAAGAATTGAACGAAAGACTTGGTTGCAAATTCTATGATGAAACATCTAACGAAATAGTAGAAAAATTTTTAGAAAAATTTGTTAAGCATTTTTAATTTAAAAATTACTCCGATAATTTACCTAAAAAGGTAAAAAAAAGGAGTAAAGGATGGTTGATAAAATGGAGCGAATAAATTTACCTAAACAAAATAAATTTGGATATTATGAAATATGGTATAAGATTGGTGGAAAATGGAATAAGATTAGTTGCAAGACTAAAGATTATTCCGAAGCCGTTAAGTTTTTTGCTGAACTTGAAATTAAACTTAACGAAAGAAAAAATAATAATGGGGATGAAAAAGATTATTTAAAAATTTTATCGAAATCATTATTAGCAAAGAATGATATTAAACCACAAACAAAAGAGAATTACAAGCCATTAATAAAACGTTTAGAAAATTTCATTCCAAATTGGAATAAACAAGAGAATCCAGATTTATTGAATGCTTTTTTGAATTCATCGCTTGGTAAATATTCTCCATTGAATGTGAAAGTAATGCAAACACAATTAAGGGAACTTGTAAGAATTGCAAAGAAACAAGGTATGTTACCCCCTGATTACAATTTTGAGCCAATTAAAATAAAAATACCTAAAAGAATACCGTTAAACATAACACCAGAAGATTTTGAAAAATTATATTATGCTGTTCCAAAAGATTTAAAAAATTTGTTATTATTCGATTATCACACTGGATTGCGTATATCAGATATTTGTAATTTGAAATGGGAAAATGTTGATTTGATTAAAGGCGAATTGAGATTAAAGCAAATAAAGACTGGTAATGAAATTAATTTACCTTTGCTAAAAGTAGCTGTAAATATTTTAAAAGAATTATATCCTAAAAGAAAAAGCGAATATGTATTTACACATAATGGCGAAAGATGGAATGAGAATAATGCAAAATCTTATATGGCTTTTTATTGTAAAAAAGTTTTTGGTGAAAATAAATATCATTTTCATACTTTGAGATATACCTTTGCACAGAAGTTATTAGGAGCGCAGATACCGTTAGAATTTGTCAAAGAGTTTCTTGGACATACTTCAATCAATTCTACGATGCATTATATTAACTTAATGAACGCACTAAAAGAACAGATTGAAAAAATAAATAATCTTGTATATCAGGAAACCGAAAGAACCGAAAGAAATAATTTAATTAATTTTGAAGGTTATTATTGGAATTAAGGAGGCTATTATGAAAATAGATTTCAGTAACAAATTAAGTTTTGAAGAATTCATAAAGGATACAATGCTATATGATATTTACGATTGGAAAAGATTAGCTTGGGGGTTATATATTTTAAACGAAAATTTATTAACAAGGGTTGAAAAGCTTGAAAAAATTGTAAACGTAAATATTAATGCTAAAAAACTAATAGAGCCAAAAGATTTACAGATTAATTTTGACAAAGAGATTTCAGCTTATTTACCAAAGCCAGCAGTTTGTAAATTAAATAAAGTTTCTGATATTTTTGAATAAAAATTAAAAACTGATATTATATTAAAATAATTAAATGAGGTAATTATGAAAAAATATATGAAAGCAATTTTTTTGAAAGACTGTGCCATCGAATCCGAAAACGGATTAATTCAGGATTGTAAAAATTATTTTATTACTCGAAAAGGCAATAGCATTATAACTTATGAAGTTTTTAACAAAAACAATTTTAGGCAAACAGGAATAAAACCGATAAAGATTCATTACAGGGATAGAGCTTATATTGCAAATCAATTTTGGGTTACAAGGCAAAAGCCTTGCGATATATTGGAGTATGAAAAAAATTATTTTAAAAAAATTTGAGGATAATATGAAAAAAAATATTAATGAATTATCAAGCAGAAATTTAGGTAATGGTTATACTGTTGAATACGAATATGAATTTGTTGCTGATGAAAGTGAAATATTAGAACTTAATTCTCATATATGGTTATTCAAAGGCGATACTTTATTGGGTTATTTTAAAATTCCGCTTGACCCAAATAATACTTATATAATTTATTCAGATGGAGATTTTACAATCAACAAAGATAAAATGACTGATAATATTATAAAATTACTTTTTGAATATTTTAAAAAAATATAGGTGTAAAAATGGAAACAAATGAAATATTAAAAGCAGAAATAAAAAAGTTAGAAGAGATTATTTATGATTTGAATACACAAATTTTAACTTATTATGTTTATTGTGATGAATTAGATGAATTGATTTTGCGATTTAAAGAAAATTTTAAATTTTTACTTAATGAATTTGAGTTTGAATTTAAAACTATTTTGGAAAGTGAAGTAAGTAGTGAAGAGCTTAAAAGAGATGAGATATTAGAATTTATAAGAACTTTAAAAAATAGAATAAATGAATTTGAAAAAGATTATTCTAATGGAAAAGAAACTTATAAAAATTTAGATATTTTAAAAGAAAATGAAATATTAAAAAATCAAATAGAACAATTAAAAATAACAATTGAGAAGGAAAAAAGAAAAAATTAAAGAATTAGAATCAGATATTAAGCGTTTAATAGGGGCAATTGAATATTATAAAAATTATATAAAAAAATATGAGTAATGAATATTATTAGGAGAAAATTATGAATGAATTAGAACAATTAAAACAAATAATTCAAGAAAAAGATAAAATTATAAAAGATTTAACTTTACAGTTGATAGGATACAAAAAAGAGAATAAAAATCTTATAGCTAAATTAAAACGGTTGAGAAATGAAAAATAAAATCCAGAATTGTATTTATATTTGCAAGATATGTGGAAAAGTGCCAGAGCAAAAATTGGAAAAACCCAATAAACCACCGATACCAATATTTTTTGTTTGTGAAAAATGTAAAAATAAGAACTCAACGAATATTTAAAATGCCTTTTAAAACGCATTAGAGCGTTTTTGAACGATTTTTCTTGACAGGGTAATATAAAATATCGGATTTAGAAAAAAAACTTTTTAAAATTAATTTGAGGGCTTTTATGAATTGTCAAAATTTTATTAATATTAAGGACGCTATCGCAATAGCGATAGATAAACTTGAAAATTCCATAAAATTAAATAATTTATCTGGTATAAAATCTGGGTTTATGGAATTAGATTTTTTAACTGGTGGATTTCAAAAATCTGATTTTATTGTTTTAGCTGGTAGAGCAGGGCAAGGCAAAACGGATTTTGCTTTAAATATTATGAGAAATGTCGCTGTAGATTACGACATACCTGTTGCATTTTTTAATTTTGAATTATCATTTGCAAATTTAATTCAAAGATTACTTTGTGCTGAAGCGAATATTAATTTTTTAAATATGAAAAGTGGCAAAATGTCAGAAAAACATTGGGAACTTTTAAATATGAGGGTTGGCAGATTAGCATCAGCCCCAATTTATATTTATAATAATTCGATTTTATTATCAGAATTATGCGAGCAAATAAGAAAAATTAAGCAAGAAAAGAATAATGGTTTAGTTATTATTGATTATTTACAGCTTATAAGAATGCCAGAAATAATTGAAAATGCCAGAAGTGAAAATTATATTATTTCTTTAATTTCAAAAGAATTAAAATTATTAGCTAAAGAATTAGAAATTCCAATTATTGCTATATCTCCGTTAAATAATAAAGGTATTAATAAACCTAAATTATCAGATTTTAATGAATTTGAATCATTAGCTCAAGATGCTGATATTGTAATTTTTATTCATAGACCTGAAACATATGAAAATGAAATTTCAGATGAAAATAGGAATTTAGCCGAGATAATAATTAGCAAAAACAGAAATGGTGCTGTTGGTGAATTTAATCTTACATTTCAAAAAGAATATTGTAGGTTTGAAAAAAGAATAACTATTTCTAAAATTGAATTAGAAGAAATGATTAAAGGGAATAGAAAAAAAATTTCTTTAAAAGAATAATTTTTAATTTTTGTTATTATATTCAAATAAACAATATGAGGTAAAAATGAAAATACAAACAAAATTATTAAAAAAAGCGATAAGCAAAATAATTAATATTATTCCTGTAAAGGAAATGTTGCCAATTTTTAAAACATTATTATTCAAAGTTAAAAATAATAAGCTATATATCAGTGCCACAGATTCAGAAATTTTTGGCACTGTTGGCTTTGATTGCGATTCCCCTGACATCGATTTTTGCGTTGATGGACGATTGTTATATGATACCGTGAAAATGGTTAATGATGAAACTATTGAATTAACACACGAAAATAATTGCTTATATGTAAAAACTCAAACAGGAAAATATAAAATTATTTGCGATAATAAAGATGCTTTCCCTAAATTAGAAAATGGGAATAAAGAGCAAATAAAAATTCCAAAAGATAATTTCATAAATGATTTGAAAAAAGTTATTTATGCGGTTTCCACTGATTCCTTTAAGCCAGCAATGAATGGGGTTTATATTGGGAAAGATTTAGTTGCAACAAATGGTTATTATTTAAGCTGGGTGCCAAATTATAATTTGGATAAGCCAATAATAATACCAACAAAAATAGCACACATAATAATCAGAACTGAAATGGAATTATACGATATAACAACGAATAATAAATTCGTAAAATTTTATTTTCAGGATGGAGATATAAAATTATTCTTGACATCTAAATTAATCGATGAAATTTATCCAAATTATGAAGCAGTAATTCCAAAAGATTATAAGGATTATGCTATTGTAAGCAGGAAAGAATTATTAAAAGCAATAAAGCGAAGTAGTATTTACTCTGACAAAACAACCAAAAAAGCGATATTGACTTTTGATGAGAAATTAAAAATAAAATCTTACAATATGGATGATGGGGTTGAATCTTACGAAGAAATTGATTGTGAAATAGACGGTTCTTCTATGGATATAGCTTTTAATTCAGAATATTTAATTATGCTATTATCTTCTTGTACCGAAGAAAAAATAAAAATCGAATATTTAGAGCCATTGAAAGGTGTAAAATTTAGTTGTGATAACCATCATAATATTTTAATGCCTTTGAGGTTAGAATGACAAAAAAAGAAATAAATATTTTAGACAGAATATGGAGTTTTGCAGTAAAGGAAAGAGATAATTTTACTTGTCGATATACTAATTGTCAAAATAAAAATGTTGATTCTCATCATATAATCAAAAGGCAATTTAGAACTTTGCGTTGGGATTTAGATAACGGTTTAACCTTATGCAAATCTCATCATTATTTTAGTAATAATGCGGCTCACGTTGATGAATTGGGTTTTATGGAATGGATGAAAGAGAATAATATAAATTTTGCTAATCTCTGGAAACGCAGATATGATAATAGCAATTTTATTTTTCGAGATATTCTTTTGAATATGAAAGCTCAAGCTGTCAACTTAAATTTATTAGAAACAATTGAAATGATAAAAAAATATGAGGGGAAAACCCTACGAAATAACAATCGAAATAAGAAAAGAAAAAAAGCTAATATATAAAGGTTCTTATGAATCTTGTGAAATTAGCAATTCTGATTTGAATAAAATTCTTTTCTGCCTTTTCGATGAAAATATAAAATATTATGGTGATGGAATTTACTCAAAATTGGCAGAAATCATTGAGCAAAAATTTAGAATAAAATTAACAGAGGACGCTATAAGAAAACGTATCGAAAAAAGTAAATAAATTTGACATAATGATATTTTGATGATGAAAAAACAATAAAATTTCGATATAACAATGGACGAATTAAATAATAATTTAGAAGAAAAATTTTTATCTCTTACTAATGATGAAGAGATTTACGAGGCTGGATTAAATTGGGATATATCTACAGAAGCAAAAAATAAAATGTTTTTGCAATTGAAAGAAGACCTTTATATTTATAAAGCATTTAATAATTGGATTAATTTACGGAAAGATTATATTGAGAAAAAATTTATGGAGGTAAAAGATTTTAATTTTATTCTTAAGTTTATTCAAGATTTCAGAATATCGCATAATATTAAATATAAAAAGTTTTTAGAACTTGAAGATAATTTATCTATCAAGATTTATCGACATTGGGATAAAATACCAATCTATATTTTAGAGAAAAAATTTATGGCTCTTACAAACGAAGAAGCTTTATTTTGGGCAGGTAGAGAATGGAGATTATCAAACTTTATAAAAAATTATAAATTTTTATTATTATGGAGTGATATTTATAAAAAATTTGTTTGTTCAGAAAATTGTATTTATTTATATGGGTTAACTTGGAATGGGTTAAGTAATAAAAATAAAAATATAATATTTTTAAAAATGAAAGATAAAGAAGCGATTAATAATGCTTTATTATATTGGACTGGATTAACAAATAAATCAAAAGAATTACAAAGGAAATATTTAGAAAATAAATAAATCAAAGGAGTAAAACAATGAAAGCTATAATAAAATATTATTGCAAAGAATGTAAACAACTTTTATTGAAATATGAATATTGGGGTTCTTCTTATCCTGAAGTGTTAGATAAAATGAATAAAGACTATTGTATAGAAAAACATAAATTTGTTCATTCAGGTAAATATATTGATATATTTAAAGAAAAAAAAGAAATATATCCTTTTATTGAATTTCAACAAAAAATAATTGGTTGTAATGATTCAAACGAAATGGCATTAATGAGGGCTGATAAAATTATTTATAAAAATACAGCTTTTTATGATTGCGATTATTATTTTAATAATAACGGAGTTTATCAATATATTAATTTCCCAAGTTATTCTTATATTTATACAACGCATCCACTAGAAATAATAAAATCATATAATAATTTAGCTTTTATAAATAGTCAAGGTTTGTTTGATTATGGTATGATATATAATATATATTCAGTATTAGAAAATAAAGAAAAAAAAGATTATATCAATATAAATAAAAATATATTTGAAGTAATTGACCTATATCATTTATCACAATTTCTAAAAGAATTTGATGAGATTAATATAGAAAATTCATTTGAAAGATTGGGATGGCCATATATCAAAAAAAGATTAAATGGTTTAAAAGAATTCAAAGATTATTGGATGAATAAATATTATAGGAATAAATAAATGAATATTATAATTATGAAATTCGAAAACGTTGAAGAATACAAAAAAGCAATTTTAAAATTAAGACAAGAAAATAAAGAATTAGAAAACGAAATCAAATTGTTAGAGATAATAATTAATAAATTAGAGCTTGAATTAAAAAATAAAAATGGAGATTTGAATATAAATATTTTAAAATTTATTAAAGTAATAAATGAATTTAATGATTTTAAAGAAATTTGTGAAAATAAATAAACCCTATTGATTTTTTAATGGAATTTGATCCACTCTAATTGGTTAAACCAATTCTACTAACGCATTTTTTTAATCACCAGCACAAGCTGGTGATTTTTTTTTGTCAACTTAAATATAACAAGCGGACTCTTTTCACCACCTAAAACTCCTAAAATCGCTTATATTATATATATAGGGGGTAAGGAATATTTTAGGGGGAAAATATTACATATCGTAAAATAAACGAATATTCTTCTGGTTGTTATATAGGTTATGGTATAAGAATCAAAGATTTAGACCATATTCAAGGCATTACTGACAGGAAAGAAGAAACATTTTTAGACGCAGTCTTAAAAGGCGAGGACTTACCCGTTTTGTGTGATTCTTGTGAAAATAGCAGAGAAACCTATTGTATTCATTTCAAAATCAATAAGAAAAAATTTGACATATTGCAAGAATTCTTATATTGCCCTAAATACAAAGAGAAAAAATAAGTGTGCAAAAAAATAAAAAACGTAATTATAAGACCGCAAGGAAAAAATGGGATGTTCAGGAGCTGGAGAAACAAGCTATTTTATTCATTATCGAGAACCCCAAACTTGGAATCAAAGAGTTTTGTAAAAAAATAAATATAAATGAAATTTATTTTTATAGGTTATGTTCCGTTGAAAGAATATATAAAGAAGTTAAAAAAATACAAGAAATTAAGACACAGGAAAAGCTTGAACAACTAAAAAAAGAGTTTGCAAAAGATGGACGGAAAGAAGCTTTTGAGATTGCCAAAATTTATGATATAGCTGTAAGTTCATTAGCAAACAACTTAAAAGATATTCAGAGTGGAAAATTAACTTATAGGACGAAAGGGGAAGCAGTAAAATGCCAGATAGACTTAATGAAAATTTTGATTGAAATGAAAAAAGAAGGATTAATTCCGCAACAAGTAGAAACTGATGATAAGAGAGCAAAATTAGATGAAAGGCTAAAAGAGTTAATCGAAATACAAAAAAATGTTCAAGATAATAATAATACTAATGATGGTAATAGCGAGACCACAACAAGCTAAATTTATTTCTGATTTTTCAACAAAATTTATTGCGATGGTTGGGGGGAATAGATGTGGCAAGACTTATGGGGGTGCAGAAAAGGCTGTACTCTTGACGATATATAATGGAATGTATAACAAGACTATTGGGATTGCGATTGAGCCAACTTATGATATGGCAATCAAAATACTTAAGCCAGCGTTAGAAGAGGCTTTCAAACGTTATGGTATAGAAGCGAAATATAAAACGAGTGAGCACGTTTTCATCATACCAGAGTATAATAATTCTTTAATATATCTTTTTTCTGGTGATAAGCCAGAACGAATTGAAGCAGTGCAAGGTAGTTGGGTTTGGGGTGATGAGCCAGCACAATGGAAACCAGAAGTATTTACTCGTGCACTTACAAGAATGAATGACCCAAATGCAAGAATACTCCAAACATTTTTGACTGGCACACCAGAAGGATTGAATCATTATTATAAGGAATTATTTTCTGTTGGTAAGGATGGTAAACAAAAATATAAAATTATTTATGGCAGTATTGAAGAGATAAGGCTTAACACAGACCCCGAATATATTTCAAGATTGGAAAATTTTTTTGACCCATTATTATTACGAGAAAAATTATTTGGCGAGTTTGTTAATACTACTTCTGGGCGTGTTTATTATGCTTTCGATGAGAGTTTAGTAATCGAAAAATATTTACCGCAATTAAATTTACCTGTGCTTGTTAGCTGTGATTTTAATATTAATCCTTGCGTTTGGAATGTGAGCCAGTATTATAACAATATTCTTTACACGTTTGACGAAGTTGTAATGTATAATGCAAATACAAATTATATGTGTCAAAAATTATCTGATATATTAAATAAATATGGTGATTTTGCAGGTTATTATTTCTATGGTGATTATACTTCGATTAAGCAAAGGACAACCGCAACGAGCTATACTGATTGGGGAATAATAGAACAGAATTTCAAAAATTATCGGAATTTCAAAACAAAACTTCAGAGTAATCCAAAGGTAAAGGAAAGGGTGGAAACTCAAAACAGTTTATTTGCTCACAAAAGACATTATATAACAAGGAATTGTAAATATCTAATAGACGATTATAGGTTTGTTGTTTGGGATGAAAACGGTTATGAGTTAGAAAAGAAAAAAGACAAAGACAGAACGCACGCAAGCGATGGTGTAGGTTATATGATTAATATCGAATTCGGATTAAATAAAAAATATTCCAAAATAATTTGAGATAAATATGTTATTTGAAAGCAAAGTAAAAAGTTTACTTGGACTGGTAGAAAATAATTATTGGAATGAAGTAGAGAGAATAAGATTAAGCAATGCAGAATTGCTATATATATTTTATCGTAATGATAAAGAAGCAGTTATAAATGAATTAAAGAAAAGAATGAAAAAAGAGGGTAAAGGATTATTCAAAGATGAAACCATTGAGCGTTTTATTGCTTTTAATTATAAGAATCCTTTACCAAAGATGTTAAATATACTTTGCAATGTTTATTCAGAAGAGCCAAAGAGAAAAATATTTCTTGGTGAAAAAGAGGATAAGAACGAAACGAAAAAGTTAGTTGATTTTTATTCTAATTCTTCATTCAACGCAAAGATGTTAGAAGCACATAAGTTAGCAAAGCTTTTTGGTTCGATTTTAGTAATGCCAATAATCGTTGATGAAAAAATAAAGCATAAGATATTATATCCGTTTCAAGTATCGGTTTCTACTTCTGATATTGATTCACAAAAAATAATTGAGCTTGCGATACTTGACTGGAGATGGAACGAAAGAAAACAGGAATATGAGAAAATATTGCACATATGGAATGAAAAAGAATACTATATTCTTGACAGTGATTTGAATCGTATAAATTCGATTATTATCGATGGCGTAAAAAAGGAATTAATTAACCCTTACGGACGCATTCCTGTTGAAGTTCTTACATTATTCGAAAATGAAATTGATTTCTGGGATGAAAGCTGGTTAGAAGTGGTTGAAAATATAATTGATTTAAGCGTAATAAATATTCTGATGAGTTATAACAGCCATTTTCTTACTGGTGGAATTCCTGTATTAATAAACTATGAATTAGAAAATTTAATTGAGAACGATAATGAAATTGGTGTAAGGTTAAATGATAGAATAATTACTTATGAGAAAAAAGATAGCACGATAAGATTATCACCTGATTCTATTATTAACTTAAGAAATAACATTCCAGACCAGAAAGTAGATTTCAAATATGTTACACCGCAAACTAATCTAACAGAATTAAAAGAATTTATTGATTGGAAGCGAAAAGATTTACTTGCGAACAAAGGCATTTCACCAAACGCATTTAATCTTGAGAGTGTTTCTCAATCTGGTTATGCAAAACAAATGGAAGAATTAGAGACCATACAATTACGCAAGCAAGATATACCGAAGTTAAGAGATTTTGAAAATAGATATTTTGAATTAATAAAATTAATGGCAGAAGTGAATAATATAAATGATTATAAATTTAATCCAGAATCAAAATTAATAATAGATTTCCCTGAAGTAACTTATCCAAAGTCAAACGATGAAATCGCAAAAGAAATTGATACGATGATTAAATACAATATAAAAAATCCAATTGATTTTATTAGGGATTACAATACCGATATTTCGCTTGAAGAAGCAGAAGAAATATATAACAAGAACAAAGAAATAAACAACGAATCAAATAATATTTCTATTACATTACCCGAAGAAAATAATATTTTAGAATTTCCCGATTTGAGACAGGACTATGATTATACTTGTGGGGCTTCTTGCTTGCAATCTGTTTTGATGTATTATGGATTTGACGCAGTTGAAAGTGAGTTAGTGAAAAAGTTAGGTACAACAAAAGATTGGGGAACAGAGCACACAGATATTGTAAGGGTTGCACAAGAATATAATCTTGAAGTTGAATATGGTAAAATGACTATAGAACAAGTGAAAAATTATATTGACCAAAAAATACCAGTAATACTTGACATACAAGCTTGGAGTGAAAATAACGTTGATTATTCAACAGATTGGGATGATGGGCATTACATTGTTGCAATAGGTTATGATAATAACGGTTTCATTGTAGAAGACCCATCTGATATTGGCAGGCAATATATAAGTTTCGAGGAGTTAAATAAGCGATGGCACGATATAGATAAAAATAACACGCAATTATATAATCTTGGTATTGCAATTATTGGTTCACCAGCTTACACAAAAAATAAATGGGGTGAAATAGGTTGATAGAAGTAAAAGAATTAATAGACGAAAGAGAAATAACAGAGCAGGCTTATAATTTCTGGGATAAATGTTTGAAAGATACAAAAGCACATTGTTATTTCAATAACAATATTCTTGACTTTTATTTCTTTTGCTTAAAAGCAAAGAAGTATTACAGAAATAAAATAAGAAACATAGATAAGAAAATAAAAAATACAATAAAAGATTATTATGAACGTATTAATAAAAGTTGATGATAAGAGAATATTTCTTGATAAAATTAGCTATTATTATCAAGAAGGAGATTACGTTGTAATAAATTTAGTTGACTTCAATAAAATTAAAACAAATTCCTTTACACTTGACGAGTTTGACTCTTTTCTATCTACATTTAATACTATATTCGAAAGCAAAAGCGAGGATGACGAGGAATGACTCAAAAGGAATTTGTAAAATATTGGCGAGAAAAAGAATTTAAAAATTACGTTCCTAATTACGATAAAAAAATATTATTAAAAGCTATAAAATTTATTTTGACATTAGAAGATGACTTCAGAAAACTCGATTATGATGAAAAGGTTAAGATTGTGAAATACATTTTTGGAGATAACGAAAAATATTATAAAAATCTTCTTGACAAAGAAATAAAAAAATCAATAGAAATAGGGAAACAAAGACTTGGCTTATAATTTATTAAACGATACACAAATAAGAGATATATTAAAATCAGTTGGTGAAAAGTTAGTATTATTACACAAAAAAAGGATAAGGGAACAAAAAGAGGTGAACGGTTCTGGTTTCCCGAAACTAAAACCAAAGACAATAGAAAGAAAAAAAAATAAAGGTGGCGGTATAAGTGCAAATGCAGAAAAAAGAATGGTAGAAACAGGTGATTTTATGCGACACGCTTATACTTTTAATGTAAACAAAAATAAATTAACATTTGGTATAAGCGATGAACCGCACCAATTCACAAAGACTTGGGAAAAACGATTAAGGCAACTGAAAAGCAAAAAAGTAAAGCAGTATGCACAACATAAACCTTTTTCATATAGAGACCTTGCTGGTTGGCAATTGTCAAAAAAAAGTTTATATGCGAAAGGTAGTTTCCCGAAAAAAGGGATAAGTGCTAATAATGCAGGAGCGGATTTCTTTGGATTAAATAAATTTGAAAGTGATGAGTTATTTAAATATATGCAATCAAAAGCTGTAAGATATACACAAGATAATATAAAAAACGCATTAAAAGAAATGATAAGCAAATATTCGTAGGTATTATATGGACGAGGTAACAAAATTAAAAAACGAAATTGAACAATTAAAAACAGAAATCGAGTTTTACAAAATGGTAATCGAAGACAATCTTGATGAGATAAACGAATTGAAGTATGAAAACGAATATCTAATTACTCAACTCGATTATTTCACAAATAACAAAAAGCTAATAGAGGAGATAATTTGAAAACAAATATAATTTTATTTACCGTAATATTAGCAATATTATTAGCGTTAAATATTTTATCTCATTTCTATTTTAATTTTTTATTTAATTTATTCCTTTTCTTTAATTGGATTCTGGCTAATACATTATTCGATGTTGTTGGTTATGGGTTAGTTATTTACAAAAATGAAATGTGGTTTTTAAAGAAATTAGTTTACACGAACAGAGAAACAGACTTTGATATAAAAATAATCTTGACACCATACAGGGTAATGCAATTTTCATTTTTCTTTTTGAGTTTAGGATTTGTTTTAATGTTTGACATTAGGGTAATGATTTATTGTATTGTGGTTTGGTGGTTTGGGTTTCTGGATTATTTATATTACATAGTTTTGCGAGCAACGATTGATGAATACTTATCTTGGATGGAAAATTGGAGCGTGCATTGGTTAATAAAAAGAATTTTTGGTTATGAGTGCAATAAAGATAGCTTTATTATTTGTGCTTATGTGTCAATAATATTCTTATCGATTTTGATTTTATTAAACGAATATGCAAAGATTGTTATTATAAAATAATGGACAATTAACAGACATTTAATAGACATAATGGACAATTAAAGGACAAAAATGAATAACATACAATTAAAAACTCCAATAGCTTATTACGGTGGAAAACAAATGATGTTAAAATATATTTTACCTTTAATACCAGAACACGAGCAATATGTAGAGCCATTTATAGGGGGCGGTGCGGTATTTTGGGCTAAAACACCAAGCAAGTATGAAACAATAAACGATAAAGATAATAGGATTATAAATTTTTATCTTGTAATGAAAAACAAGTTTGATGAATTATATAAATTGGTAGACCAGACTTTACAAAGCGAGTATCAATATAATTTATCGAAGCAAATTCTAAAAGGTGAGGTTGAAGCTACTGATGTAGAAAAAGCTTGGGCTTTGTGGTTTAATTTGAATATAGCATTTAACACAAAAATGTTTGGAGGTTTTAGTTATGGTAAAAAAAATAACAAGTGTACAACTATATATAATAAAAAAATTTTTTTTACAAATTATATAAATCGTTTAGAAAAGGTTGAAATATTTTGCAGAGACGCTTTAGATGTAATTCAAATTAAGAATGCGGAAAATACTTTTATGTATATTGACCCACCATATTATAATGCAGATATGGGGCATTATAAAGATTATACAGAAGAGGACTTTAAAAATTTATTAGAATTATTATCTAAAGCAAAATTTAAATTCTTGTTAAGTTGTTATCCGTCAGAGTTATTACAGGAATATATTGACAAAAACAAATGGTATTCAATTAGTAAAGAAATGTATATATCAGCAAATAATAATAAGAAAAAGAAAAATGAATTACTAATCTTTAATTATCAAATCAAATCTGATATGTTTAAAGGATTACTATGTTAAAATTAAACACCATTTACAATTTGGATTACTTGGAATTCCTAAAGAAATTAGACGATAATTCTATTGATTGTTTCATTACCAGCCCACCATATTTCAATGTGAGGGATTATGGCTTTAAAGAACAGATTGGATTAGAAGAGAATTACAACGATTATCTTGATAAACTAATACTTATGATGGTAGAAATGAAAAGAGCTCTAAAAGATACTGGTACTATTTGGATAAACCTGGGTGATAGCTATTCCACAAATAAGAAATTCAATATACCTAAAAAATGTTTAATGTTGATACCACATAGGTTTGCTATCAGATGTATTGATGAGTTGAGTTTGATATTGAGAAACGATATTATATGGGCTAAAGAAAATGCCGCACCCGAGCCCGTTAAAGATAGGTTTAGCAAAAAACACGAATTCGTTTTCTTTTTCACTAAATCATTAAAGTATTATTTTGATTTAGATAGCATAAGAAATACCATAAAACCACAATCTCATATTAGATACAAATATAGTTTTAATGGTAAATATAATCAAAACGAATATACTACAATAGCTACAAAGCCTCCTGACGAAAATAGACAATTCCACCCTTTAGGCAAAAATCCCGGTGATGTAAGCGAATTTTGGCAAATTACAAATAAGAATTATTCTTTATCAGATAGCTATATGCACTTGGCAAGG